TTACATGCAGGATAAAGCTTTTTACTTGGTTCCGGTTGTTCTGTCATTTTCATTCCTTTCTTCATTTCTTACTGAACTTGTTGATTCAACTGTGTTTGTATCTCCGAACCACTAGGAGTCGCCATTTGCGCTGACCTAGATTTTGCAGCATTAGCGCCCTTACCTTGTGGGCCAACCGGTGCATTAGCAATATTTTGTGCTTGCATCTGTGCCTGTACAACAGCCGATTGTTGTGTTTGTTTAATAATCTGTTCATTTCTATAACCACATCTGTATGCGGCTTCTCTTATAATTGCAGGATTTGTCATTATAATAGGGAAATTTTGTAGCATAGTCATAAAGTTAACGAATGCAGCTTGTTCGGCCGCCATTGCCGCAGGTGTTGCATTCTGGATATCAAAACGTACTTCATAATCATATCCGTCGTCTATTTGTTGACTAGTTACATATTTATAAACTGGCATTATACTTTGGAATTGTTGAGGATCAGCGGGACCACCAGGATTAGCTGTATACTTTATCCATAAGCCTTCAACTAACCGTTCTTGACATTGCGTAAGCAACTCCATACCAATTAAGCCAAGCCATTGTGAAAAGTCCATCTGTTCTGCACTTTCACGAATTTGTGATCGCGCATCTATAATCTTAGCTTGTGTGGCAGTTTCCCTATCAGCATCTTGACCACGCGCTTCTGCACTTGTTCCACTTATAATATTAAAATCATCCTTTGCAAGAGTTAGAGCATTCTCACTTGTGGGCCCGATTTCCGGATTATCTATAGATTTTATAGCATCCATTTGCTTAACTTCAACAAGTATTCCATCCGGGCCACTTGAGAACTTCTCTTTCTCCTCCTCATCAATCATGCCTTTTAGAGTTTGGAATTTCCTAGTGAATCTTCTTCTGTAACTTCTAGTTTGTTCGCGTGCTTCATTAATCTCATCTTGTGGGCTCATCCATTGAAAGACTGGAGGAAGTGGATAGAACCCAGCAGTTCTTAAGTCCCAACGGAGGTCTATAAGTGGCAGATGTGAGAACTCCCCACTCCATAATTCATGCATATTCTCATCATCTAAAAGTAGTATTCTTTTCCCGGTCACTTGATCCCATATATGCCAAACCCGTGATATCTCACCTGAACTTGCTAGGAAGTGATAGTAGTCATCCTTAATATCCGTGGCTCCAATAAGTCCACTTGCATATTCTGCACTAATATAAGAACCAGCAGTAAGCCCATTTGGCCAGTCTATGTTTTCAGTATTCCTAAGCACGCGCGTATAATAGTAGTCATAATAACCACACCAGTCACAATCACGTAAATCCGTTGCATCAGTCACACATGTTCTAAAGCGGGAAGGTCGTATTCTTTTAATATAAAATCTCTCATTCACAGGCACGGGATTCTCTTTAACAACCTTATCCTGATCAATTTGGATCTGTGAATCCTCCCAACTTTTAAGCTCAGGATCTATTTTTTGTGGATTCCTCCAATCATTGGCATACCCTACTTCTATCATACCGAAGCGAAAAAAAGAATCTAAAGCAGCTAGTTTTATGTGTTTAGTAAAATTAACATTAGGATTACTTACAATAGTATTAAGCACATCCTGCTTAAGTTCAGCACTCTCAACTGCGAACTCTTGATTCCACTGGGAGTTTCCAGGTGTTGGTGTAACCAAGTATTTGGGATTCTGAAAAAGTAATGCAGATAGCTTAATCTTAATGGTTGAATACACCAGGTTTATAGTGTATGGGTTGTAATTAGTTGTGGGATAGTCTCTTCTCTGCTTCCATTGGAATCCTTCGTAATACTCCTCAAGAGTCTTACATTTAAACTTACCATGCCACTCCACATATTGCTTGTTGGCACCTACTATACGGGTCTTCCAAGGATTATCTGTGTAAGAGGATATGCCTTCAGTCATTCTATTGACTCGGTGTTTGCTGACCTTGCTGCACAAATAAGTTTAACATTTTATTTATTAAAGCAGCATTAGGCGCACGCTCATCTACAAGTACATTGCCAAGTTTATCTTGTAATGCATATCCAGAATCATCATTACCTACCCAACTAGGAGCATTGGGGGTAGCATATTGGGACTCCATTGAAAAACTTTTATGGTATGGAGTTTTAAATGTATCTGGATAATGGATTTTATTATCGAATGGATTTATTGCAGTGCTAGCTTTACCTTGCATAGCAGCTTTATAAAATCCACGCATATCATAGTCAGCTTTAGGAGTATCCTGCCATGGGACATTATTATCCTTTACCCATTGCTGAAACTTTAGTTCATCAATAAGTGATAATGGTGTTGTATATGGGCCTGGTTTAGCTGTTCCATAAAGAAAATTAATATCAGGAGTCTTAGCTTCCATTATTTTTTTAGCAGCTTTATCTTGTATAGATTTAGGCATTTCTGATATACTCTAATAAAGCTTCTACTGCATCATTCTTAGTATCATAATATCCAATTATCATTTTTTTACTATCTCTAAATGTGTAAGCCATCCACTGGCCAGTCTTAACTACAAAATCAACACCAATAGTTTTCATACAACAATGTGGCTTAGAAAGTACAGACTAGCAGGTTTAGAGACTAGCAGGTTTAGGAGAGCTAATAGCCCTATTTAGCAGAGAATTAAAATAAGCAAAGCTGTTACGTGGAGGTCTTCTTTCTGACTTGCGAGGTTGCGAACCATGCATTGCTACAAAATATCGTACACAATCGTATGCATGATCTGGGATTCCCTCATCACGATCATCACTGTATATGGTTTTACCATCTACTGAACCTAAAAACTTCTTACGTTGTGCCCCGATTTGACGTATAGCTTCTTTACATCCTTCTTGATAGGCTGAACTACTTCTAATGAAATATATACCAGGTGCAGGTGATTCTTTACTCACAGGATGTTTGAATCTAACAGACGGTAAAAGTAATTCATTAATACGATTACGAGTAGCAAACTCATTATTATCAGCAGGAATCCAGTAAAGCTCAGGCGCTTGAAGTTCTGAATCCCTATATTCATCCGATACACTCCAGAATCCACCAGCTTTTTGGGCCTGTTTTTTAAAGATTTGAGGATCTGCATAATTACCACTATACTCTTCGGCATATGACAGGTCCGAGATCGCGCGCCTATGATAACTTATAAGTTTGGAAGCTACATAATATTCTCTATAGAATATATAAACTCCATTAATAGCAGCCACCCAAAGACAACAAGTTGGAGCACTATCCCCATGATCCAAGATACGAAACAGATTACCTTTCGTTCTAATAAGTTCAAGTAATTCTTCTGTGGGTTCAAGGATGGAATCCTTTCTTAAATAATGAATAGCAGAATTCGATGAACCCCACTTTCCAATGACGAACTTATCAATCCATTCCTCATCTCTTTTAATAGCTTGATCATATGATTCCTCACTTCCTAAATCCCTTTGCCAAGCACCTTCCACGTAAAAGTGGTCTTGTAATCTTTCTTGAGACTCCGGATGATACTTTCTGTAGATATAGTGAAATTCTGTGTCAGGATTACATAATAGCATGAGGTAGGAAGGAACAACATACTTACCAAATTTATTGGTTGGCCAGGGTTTATTGAATATTTTTCCATGGTATTCTAAAAGTGGAGCCGGCACATATACATTATCCCATCTTCCAAGCCGCGCATCCAATACATCATATACTTTTTCTTGAGTTTCCTCAGCTTGATCTACCAGTATTGAGTTAGGTTCAATCCCACGAAGCGTATTCTCGTCAACATTATCCAAATGAATCCAATTTATCATACTTGAATTCTTAAAAATCGTAAAACCGTCCTGTGAATTATGAGTTTCTATCAGTTCTCCTGGGGTTTGCTTAAAAAAAGTCTCCATTGTGGTTCTTTTAAGGTCAGTGTACCTCTCGCGGGCTATAATCATCCTATAATTGGGGAATATATTAAGCAAGTTAAAAGACTTAAAGCATCCAACCCATGTTTTACCATTATTAAAGCCTCCAGAGAAGCATTGGTTGCGTTCTAGAGCATAAAAGAACGCTTCCTGAGGTTTATTTGCGAATTCTACCTTAATTTCCATGTTCTAAACACGTGGAAGTCTTAAACCCGCACCCATTTTTGGCATTCTTGGCATTTTTGCAGCCTTAAGTCTTGGTAACTTAGCCATATGGATCAAGTTAGCAGCCTTAAAGACCGGCATTGAGGACTTCATAGGGTGCATTTTAGGAACACCTTCTGAAGTCCCACTCATTCCACCTATAAAACTTGATCGCATTGGTGAAGCTGCGCGTTCCAGAGCATGCTGTTGTGTGAATGCTTGTAATCTTGCCATTTTTT